ATATCAGTTATTTTTTCGTCAAATTTCCAACATTGCCTGTTATATCTTCCCAATATATCAGGTAGTTCAATAATTTTTTCAGGAAACGGCCAATTTCGACATTCCGCTGGCCATTCCCAATTTATAATAATTTCCCACCAATTCGGGTCAACACAGCATATATACATGTTATGTCTCTCAAGCGACCCGTCATTTAATCCGTTTTTAATATATTCGGCTACATCTTTGCAGGTGTCTTTTTCGGACGAAAATTGTTTCATTTTCATTCTCCTTTCTTGTGCCCGGGCGAACCCGGGCAGGTGTGAATTATATATGATCAGCGATAAAATGTCTGATATTGTCCCGGACCTTGTTATAGTCATAAATCGTAAGCTTTCCGTAGTCGTTATAATCTTTTGTGTCTTCTGACGATAACAGATTACATATATTAATATGTGGATGTGCAGCATCATAAGACAGCATGAGCATGACGCCTCGCTTTATTTTGCCGCGGACAACAATGTTTTTTTGCTCCACTATGATCAGATATGGCAGGTCGGCATAACCCGGTAAATTATCGATTATCCTGTCAAGGTCCTCGAGCAGCTTGTCGTATCTATCCTCGTCAATATCATACTCATAGATTTTCTTTTCCATTTTTTCATTCTCCTTTTTTCAAGTTCTTTTCCTTCTGCCCAGGTCCCGCCTGGGCAGAAGGAAAAGCCCGAGCGCTAGGCGCTCGGGAATCTGGATTACTTGTCGGCGCTAAGCGCGTAGTTTATCTCCTGTAGTTTATCGGGTTTCGTTTGGGGCCGGGCCGCGTGTAGCCGCAGCGTTGCTTTACGTATTGATTCGAGCCACACATGCAGGTTGTCTGCGTAGATTGACGAATGATATACCCAGCCGGAGCGCGTCACGCTTATGTTGATGTCGATCATCCCTGGCCGCGGGCATGCATTATTAAGAGTGATATAGCTTTGATACCCGCGCTCTAGCAAGCGTTGCATGTGCTTGTTGGCTTGCTCTATTGCGCACAGATAGTCGCGCCGATTTATGAGATTGATGCGAAACACTTTATCTTTTATGCTGTCCATTTTTCAAATCTCCTTTTTCAGGTTCCTCTTCTCTCTGCCCTGGACAAGGCCCAGGGCAGGAAGAAAAGCCCGAGCTCATTACGAGCTCGGGGAAAGTGAACTACTCATCTGCGCAAGTACCCAGGATTTCCTCAAGCCACTCCAGGATGTCATCTGTGTCGTAAGATTCGTTCTCTTTAAATACTTCAGATAGTCGGATTTCTTTCACGCTGTCCGGATATTTATGCCCGGATAAGCCGAGTGAAACCTCGCAGCCCCCGGGGCGCGATTTGAAAATATAGATGCTGTAGTTTCCGCATTTGAGGGCCATTTCGATCGCCCACGCCAGGTCCTGATAGTCGTCATCTGTCTCGCTAAATCTGCAATACATTTTTTTTACTCCTATTTTTAGGGTTAACCATTTTTTGCTCTTCTCTCCAGGTCGGTCAGTTCGACCGGCCCGGGAATCAAGTCACTTTAAAAAACAAATTGTCAAACATCAAACTTACATCTATAGATCTATCACGACCGATTCATTTTGTCAACACTTTATTTGTTTTCGGAGACATTTTTTTTTCTTTTCTTTTCGTCGCCGGTTTTCCGAGACGAACACGTCTCGGGCCTTGCTCATTACTTTCTATCGGTATTACTCGTGAGTAATGTGCTTTCGGTGTGAATTTCTTTCTGGGTTTCCTTTGCTTCTGTATTACTTTTCATCATATTATCCATGAGTAATAAGCGTCTTGATTATTCATTACTTTTCTTCATATTACTTATGAATAATATTACTCGTCAGTAATGAGTAAGTAATCTGTCTATTACTTTCTATTCATATTACTCACCGGTAATAGGGGCCCTGGGTAATAGGGGCGGGGAGGTCCTTTTAATTTAAATTTCCCGGGAAAAATACCCGGGCGCGTTCATTTTTATAAATTTTATAAATTTCCGAAAATTCAGAATTTTAAAAAATTCCGAAAATTCCCAATTTCCCAATTTTATAAATTTTCAAATTTTCTAAAAATTTCAGATACTTACATGATCTAAAAAATTGATTGACTTTATGAAAGTATTTTGCTAATCTTTTAAAAGAAGGAGACTATTTTATGAAAAAAGTGTACATAGGTAAACACCAAAAAACGGCAGTATTAAAGCCTTTCCCTTGCAATTCTCTTGAGCAGTTTTATAAAGATTTTGTTCAAATCCCACTTATAGGCAAAAAAGGCGGATTTTATTTCACAACAGCTTCACAAGTCAAGTTAACCAAAGCAACCCTCGATAACTTAGATCAAAGAAATACAAATCATTTCAGAAGAAACAGCGAAACGCATTTATCCAGTTGGTGTATCTGCCTGGACGGCGACAAATCAGTGGAAAATGAAGATTCCTGCATTCCTATCACTAAAATTCATAAAACTTTAACGAAAATACATTTAAATCATATTCTATATACTTCTTTTTCATATATACCGCGTAAAAAGAATAAATGGCGCTGTATAATTCCTTGTAATTTATCTGAAGGACCTTATTTAAAGGAACGCCATAAAGCGACAGTTAAAGAAATATATGATTTATTGATAGAGAATGGTTGTAAAAATTTACGAGAAGCAACCGAATCTTATGTTTTGCCTCAAATGTGGTTTTTGCCTGTTATTCCGAAAGAAAATGATCCTTATGCAAGTTATATTTATTCAACCGGTGTGGATTTTCAAGAATCTGTCAATGTAAATATTGCAGAAGTCGAAGGCACTTCCAATTACACTCCGGAAAGTATAATTGTTGAAAGAATTGTAAAAGGTGAAAGTCCTTTACATGAATCTATCAATAAATATATCTATGGCTGTGTTCAGGATGGCCGGCAACCGGAAGCAATTAAAGCTACTTTGCATGGATTGACTTATCATTGGCCTATGTCAAATTTTAAATTGAAAACTTATAAAAAAGACATAGACAGGTTAGTTGATACAGCACACATTAAATTCAATACTGATGATGGTCATTGGGAAGATAAAGAGAAGTTTTCTAACAGGATTTTTACTGATTATCCACACCAGGGTGGGATGATGGAAGAATTGGTTCAATGCTGTTTGGATTGGATGATTTTTCCAAACAGGCAGATTGCTGTTACCGCTGCCCGGGCCGTGATTGCCACTTTAGGCGGAAGAGTTTACACACTCCCCAGTGGAAAGGGTATCGCGTTGACGGCCTTGGTGACTGGTAGGTCAACTATTGGTAAAAGTAATATTAAAAAGTTTTTCATCTGGTTAATGGACAATTTTCAACTGGTGAGAACTTCCCATGAATTTTTAGGCGCTCAATTTTATACTTCGGTAAAAAACATGGTGGAAGATTTAACTACCAAGTATTCTTTATTATCAGTTCGTACTGAATCTGGACAATCAGATAGATCAACAGCAGGAGATATGACGAGAGTAATTTTGTATGAATTGGAGTTTTCAACTGAATCTGGTTCAGGAGGTTATATTTCCGCAGGAGCGCAAAATGAGAAAATTAAACCTTTACATTCTCCTTCTGTTACTACTATCAGGGAATCTGTAGCTAAAATTCAGGAAGATGCTGATATTTTGCATCAGTCAACAATAGCTGGTGTAGCTGGTCGAAGGAGCGTTGTAATAATAGATCCTATAAAACCTAAGAAAAATAATAACAGGTTAACGAGAATTCCTGAAAATATCAGGTTACTGATAAAAGATTTATATAAGCTGGCGTCTCAGAATAATAGAAAAGATGCTTCTAAACCTTTAAAAGAAGGCAGCTGGATATTTTATGAATTTGAAGATGAAGAGTTTTTAAGTAAATTAGAGGATAAATGGATAAAAAAAGAAAATAAAGCAGCATTATTGGAAAATGATTTTGAATCGACTTTCTATGGTAGACTTTATGAAAGGGTACCTGCTTATGCTGGTATTCTGGCTACGGCAGATAATCCAAAAAGACCTGTGATTACCAAGGAACATTTAAAAATAGCAGAAAAATCTTTATTGGCTGAATTAGTGGCACACAGGAAACAGGATAAAGCGGGAATTTTAAATGAACCTTTGGATAGGCTAATAAAAATAATTGAAGATTTATTTACTGGTGATATGGCTAAATATATTTCATATTATGATGACAAGTTAAAGCTGATCGGTAAAAAAGAATTATCTGTAGGGGCTATGGAGTGGGTTCCTATCAGTAGAAAATTATATACCCCTCTTAGAAAATTGAATATAAAAAGCGGTGAAATATTTTACAGGTCTTTAGGTTTAAGATTAAGAACTGTGGATATTTGTATATTAAGTAAAGAAGAAACTTTTAAAAAATTTGGTCATAGAAGAATGACTTTACAGAGAATGTGAAAGGAAAGAATTATGGAAGGGGAAATTATAAAAATGCTTTTTTATGTAGCTATTTATTATTTAGCTATTTTTACAGTTAGTTTTTTATCAGTTTTATGCATTATATATTTATTATATATTTATATGTATCATTTAATGAATAAAGGATTGGGAATACGAGTATGTTTTATTGTTTTTTCTTTAGCCTGGTTTAGTTTGTATGTTTATCTTATTTTTAAAATGATAGAATTTGTGAATAAAATATGAGGAAATAATTATGAAAAATGAAGGAAGAATGACTTTATAAAGAATGTGAAAGGATGATTTATGGCAAGTGATATAAAGACCAGGAAAATTGTTATCATTTCGTCACATCCAAAGTATATTGATGCAATATTTTTCGGTTTTAAAACAGTTGAATTTCGTAAGCTGAATATGTCGCCCGATATTGAAAAGATGGTTTTATATAAGACTTCTCCTTTCCAGGAGATATGCGGTTGTATAGATATTCAGGAATGTGTTACGGACAAGCCAAGCAGATTATGGGATAAATACGGGCATGCTGGATGTATAAGTTTTGAAAACTTTATACGATATTATGAAAGATCCTTGCTTGGCAGATGTTATATTATAGATAAGGTATATCGTTTCAAACGCCCTGTACATAGACGTGATTGCTTGTCCTTTAGTCGACCCCCACAATCTTTTACTTATTTATTAAAGTCAGAATGGGAGAAATGGCGAACTGACATGCTTCTTGCATATAGATAATTTGGCGCGATTTTTTTAAAATGATAGAATTTGTGAATAAAATATGAGGAAATAATTATGAAAGATAAAGAAAATATTGATAATAATGTTATGATGGAGATTATAGATGATGCTTTGGAAATTTTCGAATTAGATATTCATAAAGATTTTGCGTTTAATATTGTTACTAATATTTTTAATAATAAAGATCTAACGTTTAAAGAAGTTGAAGAATTTATAAATTTATTTAAAAATTTTTTAAATTATATTTTATGGCGTTTAAGAGAAGAAAAGAAATGAAAAAAATAATAAAAGTATATGCTACTATTGTTTGCAGTTTACCATCTTTAATTGATTATAAACTTCATTCAATGTTATTTAAGACAGAAGATAAAGAGATTTTGTATAGTTTTACTCGTAGAATAATTGGTACTGACGATAAGCGTAAAATTAACTATATAATTAATGATTATAATGGTTTGTATGTTCATTGTGGTATTATGGAAGATAATACAATTATGTATACATTATTTCGTTTATATCATAATGGTGGACGTATAGAAATTTTAGATATTAGACAGGAAGATTTAAATGAAAGTTCACTTGATGAAATTAAGTTTTCAGAGTTTAATTATTCATATGAATATCCATTTTTATATCCTTATCCTGATAAAATGCAACCTTATATAAATAAATATCTTAATGAAGGACGGAAAAAACAGCAACAAGATAGTTTAGCTGATCAAATGATAGAAATATTTGCAAAAGCAGGTTTAACTTCATTTATATTTAGTAAAATTTGTAAAATTCCTGCTCATACACTCGAAAATTGGGTCCATTGTACATTTAGAGAAATAATAGATAAAGTTAATAAATATTCAATATAGAAAGGGGAATAAAAAATGGGAAAAACAACAATTATTGACATTGCTGATGATTTAGTTGAAAAAACTTATAAAATTCTTAATTGGAGATTTTTAGCGGCTACAGGTATAGAAATAGGGGCCACAAAAACTCCAAAAGGTTTACCAAAAAATTATGAACATTTTGATCAAGATATTTTGCAAGAAATCGTGGACGCCGTAAAACCAATGTTAAAGGAATTTCAAGCGGCAAAACGTATTGAAGTTCAAAATGCACATGAAATTTTAAAATTAATAGGAAAAGGTCTTATATCTATTAACGAAGCTTTAAATTTAATGAGATTAATGCAAATGAAAAATGAAACAGAAAAAACAGCATTACAATTAGAATTACAAAAAAAAGCAATAGATATTTTAAATGAAGAAGAGGGAGAAAATGAAAAGAATTCATAATTATAATTTACAAGAAATTGCGAAAGATACAATTGAATTGCTTAATTGTGATATGTTTTCTTCTCATTATTTGCAAATGGATTCTAAAGAAGAAATTTATTTATACACTTATCAACCAAAAAGATATTGTTCTTTTGAATATCTTTTACTTAATTTTGTAGATAGAAAAGAAAGAGAAGAATATAGTAAAAATTTTGCTAAAATTAAAAATATAGATGCTATTATCAATAATTTTAAAACTTATTTATTTTAAGGAGTCAGCAAAATGTTAATTGAAGTAATTACATCTCATAACTTTTTCACTATTGATACAGAAGAATTAATAAGTTTTTATGTGCTTAAGGTTAGAAATAAACTTATTTTAAGATTTAAAAATCAAAAAATATTAGCAATACAAGAAACACCAAATAAATATTATGAAAAAATATTAAAGAAAGCAAATGTGGAGCAAACAAATGATAAATAGTTTAAAAAAAGGTCATTCAGGAGAAAGAGAATTTTGTTTATGGTTAAAGAAAAATTTAAATTTAGAAGAAACTCCACTAAGGAATTTGTCACAAACTAGGGACGGCGGTTATGATATTTATTTAGAGCCTTTTATGTTTGAAATTAAAAGGGTTGAAAAATTAAATAAATCAGCCTGGTGGAAGCAAGTAAAAAAAGCTTCTAAATTAATAGAAAATAGCATACCTGTTGTAGCTTATCGTCAAAATAGAAAATCTTGGAATTTTTTAATAGGTTCAAGATATCTTGGTTTACATGGCGGATTTATTCAATTAAGAGAGGAAATTTTTGTTAACTGGATAAGGCTTAAGTTTATGGAATTTAACGAAAAAAGTAGTTGACAAAGGGCTTGTTTTTTGTTAACTTATAGGTATCATGGACAAAAAAGAAAAAATAAAAAAGATAGCTCGATTATGGCTTGACATAGCTGCTATATCAGGAGAACCTTGGGCGGTTAAATCTATCCTTAAAGAGGAAGAAGAAGGATTTTCAGAAGAAAATACAAAAATTGAATGGGATATAAAGATCATGAAAGGTAAGGAAGAAGAAAATGCCAGTGATAATAAGGAAAAGCCCTAAAGGTGGATGGGATATTGTTGAAGAGGCCACTGGTGTTATAAAAGGTCATTCAAAAACCATGAAAAAAGCCAAAATTTCAGCGGGTTTTCGTAATAAATATATAAAAAGAAATCAACGAAAACCCCAAAGAAGAAGGCCGAAAAAATGAAAACTTTGTCTTTTTATCTTCCTGAAAAACTTGAACCTTTTTTAACTAAACGAAAAAGATTTAAAATTGTTTATGGAGGAAGAGGTTCAGGTAAATCTATGTCGGTTATTAATTTACTTCTTTTTTTCTGTGCTCAAGAAGGGAGAAAAATTCTTTCTATGCGAGAATATATGACTGATTTAAAGCTTTCTTCTTATTCCCTCATAAATGAACAAATAGAACAAATAGAAATTCCTGGTTTTCAAATAAAAAAGAAAACCATAAAACACCAGTCTGGCGGGTGTTTTGAATTCACCGGAATGGCGACACAAAAAGCTCCAGGAATTAAATCTTATTTTGGTTTTGATATTTTTCATGTGGAAGAAGCACAGTTTTTGTCTGATAATTCAATTCGAATTCTTCTTCCTACACCAAGAAAAGAGAATTCAGAAATTTGGATGGTTATGAATCCTGGTTCTTCTCAAGATCCTGTTTCTAAAAAATTTTTAAACCCTTTTTGGAGTGAATTGTTAAAAAATGGTTATTATGAAGATGAACGTTTTTTAATAATTAGAATGAATTATATGGATAATGCTAAATTTCCTGATGTACTTGAACAAGAAAGATTGGGTTCATTAAAGGAGGATTCAAGAGCTTTGTATGATCATATTTGGCTTGGTTATTTCAATGATTCTGTTGAAGATGGATTGATTATGAGGGAATGGTTTGATGCATGTGTAGATGCTCATGTAAAGCTTGGATTTAAAGCCCAGGGAATAAAGAATTTAGCTCATGATCCTTCAGATTCTGGAGATCCGAAAGCTTTTGTCATAAGGCATGGGTCTATTATCAAAGATGCGGCAGAAAAAAATTCAGGTGATATTCACGAGGGATGCGATTGGGCTTTAGATGAAGCAATACGAAACCAAGTGGATAATTTTATTTTTGATGGTGAAGGTTTAGGAATAGGATTAAAAAGACAAATTCAAAATGCTTTAAAAGGAAAAAGAATAAAGTTTTATATATTTAAAGGTTCAGAAAAAGTTGATTTTCCTTTAGCTCCTTATGAGTACGATAAAAATATATCTGTTGCACAAGTTAAATTAAATCAAGATTTATTTAAAAATAAAAGAGCGCAATATTATATGCAGCTTAGAAAAAGAATTTATAATACTTATAGAGCGATAGTTCATAAAGAATATCAAAATCCAGATGAAATGATCTCTTTTTCTTCAGATATTAAAGCAATAGATAAAATTCGTTCAGAATTATGTACTATTCCTATTAAACCAAATGGTAATGGATTTTTTGATCTGTATACAAAAAGAGAAATGAAAAATAAATTTGGTTTAGCATCTCCAAATATCGCAGATGCTATTATGATGAGTTTAAAGATTCCTGAATCGGAAATAGATAGTTTTGTAATGCCTCAGGCGGCGCAACCAATTAAACGGGGAATATAGAAGAAATTATGAAATTTTACAAAGGTACAAAGATTATTAAAGCAGAATCAATGAAATTAGGAGATTATCTTAAAGAGTATCCTAAAAAAGTAAATGAAGATTTATCTGAAAGAGATTATGAACAAGAAGGATATAAAGTTGGGTATCCCGATATGGATAGTAAATTTAACGGAGAATTTGAAGAAGGATGTCGATATATTTCTTGGTGTCCTAAAGATATTTTTGAATCTACTTATAAATTATTTGAATAATTATTACGGATTAAATAATGGATTTAAACGAATTAAAAGAAATGCATGATAAAGCCTATCAAGCTAATCAAACGACAAGAGAAAATGCCGCTAATGATATGGTTTTTTATTTTATTACTCAGTGGGATGAAGGAATTCTTTCGGGAATAAATTTAGGATACCAGGGTGAATTTAATATTCTTAGAAAAGCTGGTAGGCAAATCATGTCTGATTTGGCATTAAATCCTGTTCAGGTAGATTTTGAACCTATTAATGATACAAGACAAGATGCAGCGGAAATTTTAGATGGTTTATATAGAAAAGATTCTGCTTATAATTCGTCTATTGAATCTTTTGAAAATGCAAAATTAGAATCTGTTGTTTGTGGCGTAGGAGGTTGGTTAATATATAGTGATTATTTTTATTCCAGAAACGGTGAAAAACACCAAGTAATAAAAAGAAAACCTTTATATGAGGCAAACAGTAAAGTTTTCTGGGATCCTAATAGTTATTTTTTAGATAAATCAGATGCCGAATATGTTTCTATTCTTCAGCCTTATACACAAGAAGACTATAAAAAATTAGTAAAGAAATTAACTAGAGAACCTTACGATAAAATAAATCTTTCTTCATTTAAAATGCCTGAACAGTCTTATGCTTTTCCTTGGATAACTGCAAAT